AAAGCACAAAGTCGCCACTTTCCAAAAGGATAAAAGACTCTGCAGCAGGCGCAGGCGAAGTATAAATATAGTTTAGTAAATAGTCCTGAGAAATTTGGTAAAGTCCCGCAAACGCCGCCGTATCGTCCGCCGTATGATTCTCGCCGTCATATTCAATTACTTGAACGTAAGAATCGTTATAAGTGTCAGGCGTTACCGCGTCATCAAAAGCCGCCCTAACTTGCCCGCTCAACTCGATGGCATCTGCAAAGCTTGTAGCATAAACATTAACTTGCACCCGTGCAAACTCTGTGCGACTGTGCCCTGAGTTAGTTGGGTTGGCTGCAATGGAAACAAGGTTATAACTGATCGCGGGAAATGCTGACTCTTGCGGGATTCTAACGGGGTTTATCCGCGTGCCTACTAACGAAGTAACCCCCGCCGCATTGCTTAAAATTGAATAGACTATTTTTATAGGTGCGCTCATGCTTTGGCGTCTGGGGTTAACTTATCAAACACATGCGAATATAACTTTAAAGCGTCGTGTATAGATAAGTAATCGGACTGCTCCCAAGGAAATGTTAACAGCCGTTTGGGTTCTATGGGCTTCTTCAAGTGCGGGGCCATGCCAGTAGCAACAGCCCAGCGGGTTATTTCCCATTGGTTGCGATACTGCTGCTGCTGAGCTTCGCGCATCCCTTCCAATTTTAAACGCCAAAAGCGAGGCGTAGAAAGTAAAAACTCGCTTTCGCTTAGCATCATTTCGCCATAAGCAATGCGCTCAATCTTGCGCCAAGTTAGCGGGGCGCCGTCGCCCTTGGCAGTTACTCCCCCGTTGACTCTTCAACAGGTGCAAAAAATTCTGTAATTGCTGCGGTGAAACCTTCCAACGCGGGGCTAATTTCTTGAAACTTTTTAATTGCCGCGCCTAACTTTTGCACGGTTGGATAAGGCGTCTTTTTATCCTGGGCCTCGTAGCCTTCCAAGATCCCGTAAAACGCGCAGCTCAAAGCAAAATCCATAGACTTTGCCAAGTCCTTTTGTAGGTTTAAATCCGCAAAAGTTTCCATGCCGGCAACTTCCATAATGTTGCGCAGGCTGTTCATGTTAAATAAAAGGGGGTGACTTGCACCCCCGATTTTTATTGTAGTGCTCATGGCACAAATATAATACTATTAAGCAACAGTACCCAAAGTCAAAGCTCCAGATCCCTGCAAGGTGCCTGTCCATGTTGCTTTGTCGTTGTTTGGTGCGCTCAAGCTCAAGCTACTAAAGAAAGCGGAGCCACTATATTTTTCGTCACCCGTTACGTTTGATGTCATTACGATAGTCAATAAAGTACCCGCAAGCAAATCTGTTACCAAATCCTTGTAAGAAACTTGTGAAGCTCCTACGCTTGAGTCATCTTCAAAGATTGCTTCAACGTTCAAAGTGTAGCCATACTCACCCGCGATAAATTCCTTCGCGCCTGCGCTGTCTTTACTTGTAACGTCGATCATGTCCTTAGAAATGTCGAGTGAATTAGATGTCGCGTTAGCGATTTTTTTAAGTGTGCCGCTCACATCTTTATAGATGCTTATGAGCGTGCCGTTTACTGGTCCAGTAGTTGCCATGATTATTTGTATATTAAGTTATTTTTCTTTGCTAATTTGGCTAGGATTTTATCCACGCCGTTTATAATTCCGTCCGTTACCTTGCCCGCGTTCTGGTCTAATGCCGGGCGCATAAAAGGGCGGGCTTCTAATATTCCTGTGTCTCTGCCCGTGGTTGATTGTATACGATTTGTTGGCACACCAAATTCAAACATCGGACCTAGATAATTATTTTGATATTCCTTGCGCAATCCGATAAGCACTTTCGTTTTATTGTCTTTATCCTTGCCAGTAATAAAGCCGATGGATGCCGCCAAGTCTCCACCTTCCTTTGGCGCTAGATTCTTTGCACTATTAATTATTGGTAATGCCTGAGCTTTGAGCATACGCTGAAATTCGGGGTTGTCGATTTCGACCCCCATTGCTTTTAAGGCGTCTATAACCTCGGCAATATTTTCAACGTTCTTTGTCACTCTGTTAATTCAGTTTGCAACTTCAAATATAAATTCCTTGCTAGGTTTGCAATGTTAACAATGTTATGATTAAGCCCCGCGTCAACTATTCTATGCTTAACGCTTACCGCTGAATTATAGCGGATAGTATAGTAAACGATTTGCTTATGCTCTCTGCGGTCGGCATTCACTTGCTCGCTTCCGCTTTCCTGTTCTACGCGCTGAGCCCAAGCCGTTGCGTATTCCGTCCACGATTGTATTTTTTCGCCTGTATTGGTGTCGATAGTTTCAGAGTAACTCTGCAAACTTACCAATACGTCCATAGATCCCGACTGCATTATAGTATTATTTGGATTTTGTAGGGATCTAAAAGATACTCAAAGCCTAAAGATATTTTGCTTTGGATGGTTCCAACTACAATAGCATTCCTATTATCGTAATACTGACCGACTAAAAGCAAAGCGGCGTGTTTAATTGCCATTGGAAAAATAGTATCTGGGTCAACGCTAGCCGTACCTACTGGATTAAATCCCTCGCTCACCTCAATAATGTACTTAATTGTATCGTCTGTAATTGAGTCGGGCGCGGTATTGATAAAGATATTTCGTGAGTAGTTCCCCATTGGGTCAGGTGCTACTATCCAATCGCTGCCAGCAAAAGCCGTTACCGCTTGGCTGCTGTTTACATAGCTCACAGAGTTAACAGCCAATACGCGGCTATTTACGCGAAGATAATTGCCAGAAGGTATATTGAGGCCGTTAACGGGATTGATTAGCGCAGGCGAGCCCGTAAAGCTATCAAAGCCATATTTAGCCGTTCCCTTCTTTATAGAGTATCCCAAATAATTGCTGCAGGCGTCAACGGCCATACTAATTAAACCACTAATATAACTGTCGTCATCGGAAGCCGTAACGCGCAAATGCTGCTTAGCGTCGGCTAAACTCAAGTAGTCTGTGGCTACATTTGCAAAGGCTGTGTATCTTCTACTTTTGAACATTATTCGGCGTCTAGTTCGGTCTCTGGGTTAGTCGGTTTCTTTTTGGTCCTAGGTGCAGCTACAACTTCAACAGCCCCAGCCTCAAGTAATAACTCGGCTTGCTTAGTTTCAATTTCTACAACCTCCCCCAAGTTATAACTTAGGTTAAATTGCCCTGTCGGATTAATCAAAAATTTTACTAACATTTGGCCCGTGGGGGGTGCAGTCAAGACCCCCCGCAGCACTCGGACTTTTACGCCCCCGAGCGGGCTAGTTATTAGGCAACGATGTCCTTACAAACCGCGAAGGCTGCAGGGTTCAACAAGTTGCAATCCAAATAAGCGTTAAGCACAACGTTAGTCAAGCCGGCAGTAGCTCCGCTATACGGGTCAACTGTCAACTCCATTCCGCCCCAGTTAGCAATAGCCATTTTGCTGAAGTCTCCGAAGATCATTGCAGACAAAGTAGAACTAGAACCTTTGCTCAAGTTGCTAGGCACCAAGGTAGTTGTTTGAACATTGTAACCGTTCAAATCAGTACCACCAGAAGGCCAAATAAAGTTACCTTCAACACCTGAAGATTGGCGGGCAGTAGTTTGCAATTTAGCTTTAACCAATGGGTTAGTCAAATAAGCAACACCGTTTCCGTTAGCGTTTTCAACTGCTTTCATCAAGTTAACAACATCGGCCCAAACTGGAGCGATTCCGTTAGCGTTGGTAGAGTTAGAAGTTGCGCCACCTGCGAAAGTTACGTTTACGTTAGCGTTACCGATGATTCCTACAGGCTCGTTAGATCCACCACCTTTAATAGCAGCAGTTTCCAACGATTGTGCCATTGCATTTAACAACCAGTTTCTTACGTACCCGTCGATAGAGTTGCTAGATTGCAACATTAACTGGTTAGATACCTGAATATAGGCAGCCAAACGCTTAGGGCTAAAAGTGATTTTTGAGAAAGCGGGGCTCTTTTCGGTAGCTGTTCCGTTTTCAGTATTCCAACCTGCACTTGGCAAAGTTGATGCTGTTGGTAAATCCAAGTTTCCAACAAGGCCGCTCAAACGTTGAACGCCTAAACCTGCCAATACTGTGCGAGGCAACAAAACGTCAATGATTGAACCTACTGAAGTTTGGACGTTAACACCACCTTCAGAACCTGAAGTACCGCCTGTTGCAGTCATGTCACGAGTAAATACTTCAGAAGGGATTTTGATAGAGTGAGCAGAAACGCTTACACCTGAGCGCTGAAATTCAGATCCACCCATTGCAGAAAATTCGCCTTCAACGCCTTCACGACGGCCAGTGATAGCCATTTCCATCGCGCGCTTAAAGCTGTAATCTTTAGCCATGTTAGACTTTTCTTTCTCTTCGCTACGGCTTGCGCTGTGGCCTGCGGCTTGAGCTGCAAGGTTTTGCAATTTCTCTAAGGTTTCAACCTCTGCTTTGATCGCGCCCAAACGAGCTTCGATTTCAGACAAACGGTTGTTTTCAGTGTCAGCCATAGAACGTGCTTCACGCTCGATGGTAGATTGTAGGGTAGACAATTCGCCTAGCAAACGTCCACGCTCTTCTTTTAGGGCTTTAATTTTATTCATGATTTTTGTTTTTTTTAATAGTTTGTGTATCTAGCTAAAGCTAATTTCAAAATGTCTGCGCTTACTTGGCTTTGTTTTGCGGCTTCAATTTCTAACTCTTGGTCTCTTATGGCTGCAATGCTGCGGGCGTCTGCTTCTGTATCCTCGTACGCGGGATAAGTTACAGGGCTCACGTCGTATAGATCCTCAATAACTTTAATAGTACGCTTTCCCATTGTGCCGTATTTTTCTGACTCGCTCCAGTTCTGCTCTTTGATTGTAAAAGCAAATGAGCTTTGAGTAATGTCGCCGCGCATAATGCTGCGAACTACCGACATGTGCGTAGGGTTCTCATAATCTGGAACCCAAGTATATTCTAAATTTCCGTCGCCATTTACAAATACTCTGCAAGTGTCTGCCTTTGTGCGGCCCAAAATTAAATCGGCTTCATGGTTAAACAAACAACGGATATCGTAATCTTTACTTAAAGCATTGTCAAACGCCCCTGCCATTATCACCTCTTCGAAATATCCAAGGTCAGTAACTGAATTAATAACGGCAGCGATGCCACCAATTTCTTTTGGCATGCCTTCGCCCTCTGCTCTGGTGTGGACGGTGCCCGTAAATGTGCGCCTTTCTTGTTTCATTTTAATTTATTGTTTGGTTATTTACGCCCTCGGGGTTATTGTTTTTGTCTGCGGTCGCCATAAGGTTTGCAATCTTGGCATCCATATACTCGTTGATTTGACTGCTAGGCATTAAGTTGGCTTCAATTAAATATTCGTCGCCACCATCAAACGCGTTAACGTCCTCATAAACCCGCGCCTCGTTACGTGAAAGCCAGCCGCCGCGAATGCCTTTATTGTAATAGTCTGCGCGCTCATTGGCGGAGGCTCTCAATAGTGAGTTGAAATTGAATTTAAAGTAATATGTAAGCTTGTCATTTTCTGTTAACAGCTTGCGGGCTAGCTCTTGCTCAATGTTAATTGCGTAGCTCATTAAAGTGCGGGCGTAAAAATCTTGGTATTCCTGTTCAACGCTTGACTTAATCCCTGCGGTTGCGCCAATCATTGACGCGGGCACTCCAAAGATTCGCGCGATTTCCTCGCTGCTAAATTTACGGGTCTCCAAGTACTGTGCCTCTTCAGGGCTTAGGCTTAATTTCTCCATCTTGATGCCGTTAGGAAGCACAGCGCTACGGCTTGCCCCGTCTATAACATCGTCGAGGGATTTTTTCAAAGGCCCTGCTTGATCTATTTTTATTTGGGCGTCTGACGTTAACAAAAATTTCAATACTCCATTTTTATAAACTCCTGCGCTCTGGCTAATTGCTGCCAAGTCAATACCCAAAGTTTCTGCGTGCAATACTACAGGGCTTAAACCTACCAAAGGATTATCGCCACACATTCCTTTAAAGTGTAGCATTTCCGTTGCAGGGATCATGCCCGGGTATCCTGCAAGTGTAACCTTGTAAAACAAAAGGCCGTCCTGCATTACTGGCGTTACATACTGCGGCGCGATTGGGTGCAACTCAATGCCGATGTTTCGCACGTCGCGATTAATAAAAGCGTAAGCGTTACCAGTTAGCGCCAAGTGGCTAGTCATATACTTGGTAAAATCGTATTTAGTTTGATAGGGATTCGGCTCGTTAGTTAAAGCTGTGGCGTAGTGGATTATAATTTGATCCCTGTTCTGGCCGTCGTCTTTATACAACTTCAAACCTAGCCCCGCGATTCCATCCGCAATAACTCTAACGCAGGCGTGCACGGATGCAATAGACAAAGCCGTTGTATTATTTACGGCTTGGCCGCTTTTGGTTTGATAGCCAAAAATATTGTTTAAGGTATTTACAAACCAGTCCGCGGGCTGCGTTAGCATTGACCGCTTTTCTGTTTTCCGTTCCCAAAATCTTAAATTCATCGGTGCAAATTACAACTGCTTAAATTTTGCCGTGTTAACAAATCTTATTTATTCCGCCCCTGGGCCAGCCACCTGCTCAGGGCCGAGCGAAATACATCGTAGTTTTTATAGCGTGGCACGCCGTACCTTTCCAGATACTCGGCTTCCGTTGCGTTATAGGCATCCTCATAAGTTCTAAACTTAGGAAGGTTAAAATAATACTTGTTCATAAAATCGTCAACGAATCTCATAAGCTTATAAACCAGAAGTCTGTTTCTTTTTCTTTGGCAGCGTCTTGCATAGCCGTGCCCAATGCCATTACAATAGATACAGGCCCATCGACCTTATCGCCGCTCTTTGCTTTGTTAATCTTAATATTGCCAGCAGGATCATTTGCAAGTAATACGTTACCCATCATCCAACGGGTAACTGGGTTGCCATCGTGTTTAAGCCTGCCGTCTTTTACTAAGCGCTCAAGTTCCTTCGTCGGGCTGCTCATTGAAATAAAGCCCTGACCAAAGGGAAACATTTGCAAGCCCTCGTTTTGTAAATCAATTACAAGCTGCGAAGCGTTGAAACGATCGTAAGCAATATCTTTAATTTCAAACTCTAAAGCCAAATCTAATATTTGCGCTTTGATAAAATTATAATCCGTTACGTTGCCATCGGTTGCAGTAATTACACCGTCTGCAATCCATTGCCTAATACTTGCCCCTGCTGCATCCTTTCGCCTATAGGCTGCCTCGCTTGGCAAAAAATACCAAGTCCTAATTGCTGAGTATTCGGGCCAGTACAAAGTAAACGCGCAAAAGTCTCCAGTGCTCGCCAAATCCAACCCCCCGT